ATATATGTGGATCAAATTTTAATGTATACGTCTCGCCATCATTCATTTCAGCCAAAAACGGTATTGTCAATACATTATCACGATATTCATAATAAGACAAAAATTTATATGATATACCAGCATTTCGACAAGCATCTTTTATAAGTTTTGAATTTTGATCAAATGTTTCGCGTGAATGCAACGATAATTCACGCATAGTCACGTCTATATTAGCCAATGTTATTGCATCCGCCGACAAACCACGCTTGGTCCACTGTACTATCTCCATAATAGTATCCAAATCCAATGGGGCAACATAACGATTTGCCGAATCATCCCAAACGAATTTTCTTTTAAGAAAAGCCACCTCCGAAATATCACGAATTGGTACTATTCTTCCAGATTTCGATTCATCAGTGTATTCATGTCCAAGTAAAGTAAAAGCCTCCGTAACAACAACCTGATTAAACCATTCCAAAATAGAATCTGAAACGGCAATCAAATTATCATCACCATATGAAACCATAGCCACAAATTCATTAAATTGTTTCATGGAAACATAATCCTCCCCAGTTAAATTTCTCCTCCAGACTGCGCAGGTTAAATAAACCATTCTAACAATAATTGAATTATAAATAGAATTCAATATAGCGGTAATTGGACATCCAGATGGTTGTGAATGTGTTGATTGATAAATTACATTTCCATTAATATGTATGGCATGTACTATATGTAACCACAAACCATGTCGCACACGAGCATTTTCCTCTCCATCATCATACCAGTCATTGATAAGATCCAATATTGCCCACAAAATTTGTGAATTCAATGAACCATCAAAATTACCAAAATCCCCAGCAATAACTCGCAACATCATCTTATGATTACACAAAATTGAACCTCGACTAGCCAATTTGCTAACAATTTCATTCCAATCATGTGAATAAACATTTGTACCAGTCGCCACCTCATTTGCGTTTCTATTATGCATTATCCACGCAGCAAAACCAAGAAAATATTGCCTAAATAATAATGTAAAATGCACCGGACCACCACAAAAAACACGCGTCT